CTTTACGAGGATTGGGGCAAACTTTCATGGAAGCAATGTGAAGCTGTTTTAAAATGTATTGACGGTCAAGTAGAGCGCCAAGCTAAATGGGACGCAAAGCAAAAGGCTGAACACGCCGCAGCCGAATCAATTGAAAACGGCAAGCAGCAAATTACTGGTGAAATCCTAAGCATCAAAACCACACAAGGTTTTTATGGTCTTGAAATCAAAATGATTGTCAAGGATGACCGAGGCTTTAAAGTTTGGGGAACTGTCCCATCAAAACTTATCAGCGAAGCTAACGAGGCAAGAGAACGGGATGGCAAACATTACCTACAATGGCTAAAAGGCAAGCGGGTTTCGTTTTCTGCCAACCTTGAAGCCTCCGAGGATGATATCAAGTTCGGATTCTACAAGCGACCAACTAAAGTTAGTCTGATGGAGCGAGGCGAAGCATTGTGAATAGAGAGCAAGAAATTGAGTTACTTGGCTACATAGCTAAAGACTTGGCTATGTTGGAGGAAAGAAGCGAGGGCGGCTCTGCTAGAGTTCTTAATGCACTGCTTGCTCTTTACGAGGTTCACGAGGAGGTAGAAGAAGATGACCATGAGTAGGGAAAATTTACTTTCACTGGCAGAAGAAACGGCACCGCTGCTGAATCAAGGTGAGGAGCCTGTGTCATCAGAGAAGGCAAAGATGCTAGGCTCAATGCTTAACAACATGGTTGATTACGCTAAAGAGCTTGAGGAGCAAAATAGCTTTTACGAGGATGTCTTTCAAGCACTGCTTTCTAACGAGGTTGGAGCCTTTATAGACTCAACAGCAACCGACACCACTGTAATTGTTCTTAAAACATCTGCTCTTTCAGAGTATAGAGCAGCTTACGGTCGTAACAGATAATCCACAACAAGAGGTAGCACAATGAGTAGTTTTGCAAATGCAGTATTGATGGGTCGTTTAGGTCGTGACCCAGAACTGAAAACAGTAGGCAACGGCACCAGCCTTTGTACATTCAGCATCGCTGTTAACACTGGCTTTGGTGAGCGTGAGGTAACGACATGGTACAACGTGTCAATTTTTGGCAAGCGTGGCGAGACTGCCGCACAGTATCTTACTAAGGGTGGTGCAGTAATCGTATCCGGTGAAATATCAAACCGACCTTACAAGACTAAGGATGGTGAGCAGCGTTATAGCCTTGATGTAAATGCTAACGACTGGAGCTTTGCCGGAGCCAAAGGTGACAACCAAGCTCCAGCAGCAGCACCAGTTCAAGAACCAGTAGCGGTTGTTTCTGGTGACATTCCGTTTTAATTAACTAAGAGAGGATAGAAAAATGGCAGTAACTTTTAAGAACCCTGACAATGGGTATGTGGAATCAAGCAGTGTACCGTTTCTTTGGAACTTTCTGTTTGGCTCTTTTTATTACGCTTACAAAGGCGTATGGTCGCACTTCTTTATCTCGTGGGCTGTAGCTATATGCACTTTAGGGTTAAGTTGGTTTGTGTACCCATTCTTTGCTAAAGGGATTATTATCAAAAGATATAATCAGCGAGGATGGGAACAGCTTAACGTGGTTTAGCTGAAAGCAACCTGCAAAGCCCCTCCTACCCAGAGGGGCTTTTTTGCATCTATAATGTCGCTAGTGTAAACTCAGACGATTACTTGGAGCGACAAATGACCAAAAAGGCAGCACCATTATTTCAAGAGGACTGGAAAGCTCTAGTCTTAGAAGAATACCGTGAGGGCAACAGTGATGCGGCTGTACGCTCTTTGTTAGCCGAATTGCGCCTTGATGCTGACACTTGCAGTGCAAATCTGTTTAATCGCTGGCTTGAAGAAGATGCTGAGTTTGCAGACGTTATAAATCACGGCAGACAGCTTGCAGAGGCTTGGTGGACTAACTTGGGGAAAGAGGTAGCGGCTGGACGAGCAAAGACTACTCCTGCCGTGTGGATATTCACCATGAAGAACCGATTTAATTGGGTGGACAAGAAAGAGTTGTCCGGCTCAGATGGTGGTGCCATCAAGATAGAGATATTCCAAGACGAAGAAGATGTTTGAACAAAGGAGTGCATAGTCGTAGCAAGTACCTGTACTTGCGCGACTGCGCTCAATCTAAATGACTCAATTTACAAGAACCCCAAAGCAAATTGAAGCTACTAAAGTTTTCACAGGGCATTTCTATACGATGTTCTTTGGCGGCTCTCGTTCCGGCAAGACCTTTCTTGCAATGCGTTTGCTGGTAATGAGAGCTATAAAATTTAAGTCAAGGCACCTAGCAGTACGACTTAGGTTCAATCATATCAAACAGTCTGTTATCTTAGACACGTTTCCTAAAATGATGGAGATATGCTTTCCAGACTTGCCTTACACGCTAAACAAGTCAGACTGGTACGTTACGTTTTCTAACGGCAGCGAGATATGGTTTGGTGGGCTGGATGACAAGGATAGGGTAGAGAAGATTCTAGGTAACGAGTATTCGACCATATTCCTTAATGAGACTTCACAGATGGAATATGACGCTGTGACCACTGTGGTTACTCGTCTTGCTGAAAACTCTGGTCTGAAGCCTCGTATGCTGTTTGATTGTAATCCGGCTGGCAAGAAGCATTGGACTTATCAGCAATTCATATTAGGTGTTAGCCCTGAGACTAAAGAGCCTCTGCACGACTTTGATAATCTGTATGGCTCAATAATGATGAACCCTACAGACAATCTCGACAATCTGCCTCCGCACTATGTCGAGACACTGAAGGGCTTGCCTCTCAGAAAGCGTCAGAGGTTCCTAGACGGTCAATTCTTGAATGACGTTGAAGGTGCCTTGTGGACTGATGATATGTGCGAGAGGGCGAAGCTGCGCAAGCGTGGCGACATAGTTAAGACTATTGTGAGTGTTGACCCATCTGTGTCAAGCAACCAAAACAGCGATGAGTGTGGTGTAGGTGTCTGTGGGCTTGACCATCGCAAGAATGGTTGGGTTATGGAGGACAAGACTGCTGTGATGTCTCCTGAGAGATGGGCGCAAACCGCAGTCAACCTGTATCACAAGCATGACTGTGACTACATTGTTGCGGAAAAAAATCAGGGTGGTGACCTTGTAAGGCTTGCAATACATACTGTTGACCCTACGATTAAGGTGAAATTGGTTCACGCATCTAAATCAAAGTTTGCAAGGGCAGAGCCTATCACGGTATTCTATGAGGAGCGCGAAGAATCAAAAGACAAGCGTTACATCGGGCATTATGATAACCTTGACGAGCTTGAGGAAGAAATGTGTAGCTGGATTCCTGACAAATCGAAGGAATCCCCTAACCGAATTGACTGGCTGACTTGGGGCATGACCGACTTAATGTTGCAACAGACCCAAGAAATACGAATTTATATACCGGACTAAATGATATGGCATGGTACTCGCTGCCTTTTAAAAAGGCTGATAAGCAGAATCTTGAGCAAAAAAACTCAATCACTCCACCAGTAGAGCTTTCTTTTGCTGAGTTTTTGTTCCGCAGCGGAGACACAGACCTTTCGTTTGCTAGAATGAATGAGTTATACAGGGATATTCTGCCGTTCAGCAATGCCATTGACATTCGCGCTCGTAGCTTCTCTGACACTCCTACAAGGCTTGTTGATGAGGATGGTAAGTATATTCGCAAGCATCCAATGCTTGAAATTATGAACAAGCCAAACGATGTAGAGACTCGTGGCAAGTTCCTTTATTCTTTAGCCAGTAACTACGACATCACAGGTAATGTGTTTGTTATAGCTACTGGTAATCCTGACCGCGCACCGCTTGAGCTTCTGGTCATTCCTTCCTATCGCATCTCACCTGTCGGCACATCTAAGCAGTACGGCTGGCTCAATGTTCCAGCTTGCTTGTATGTAAGCAATGATGGGTTTGAGGGCGATAAGTTTATGGCTGAGACTAGCGGAGATGGAATCAGGTATGTGAACAAGGCTCGTAACAAAGAGCTTATCCCTATAACTGCATTCAATCCTACTGCAAGCAGCATCAACTTCTTTGGTTTGAGCAAAGCTCAACCAGCGTTATACGAGATGGAGCAGTACCTAGAAGGCAACATGAACAATCTTAGCAATCTCAAGCGTGGCGCAAGACCTAGCATGGTTTGGCAGAACACCAAGCCTGAGATGCTGACAGATGAGCAGTGGACTCGCGCACAACAGATGTCACAGAAGTACGCTGGTTCTCAAAACGCTGGTGGCATCCCTATTCTTGATGGTCTTGACGCAAAGCCAGTATCCAGCAGCAATAACGAGATGCAATTCCGTGACTTGCAGAAAGATATGTTTGAGCGCATCAATGTGATATACGACATACCTTTGCCTATGGTCACAAGCACAGCTAACACATTCAACAACTACGAGACTGCACAAGTATCATTGTGGGATAACGCAGTGATGCCATTGGCTAATGTGCTTTATGCGGCTCTTACTAAAGCTCTGGCACCACGATACAATGCGGCAGGTCTTTCATACTCACTAGACCCTATTGATGTTATTCCTTTGCGTAAAAGAGCTATTGAGACAGCTAAATTACAGCACGAAACAAATATTAACACTGTCAACGAGATTCGTAACCTTATTGGCTATGACGATGGTGAGAAAGAGTGGGATGAGATATATGCTCCTCTTAACCAGATGCCTCTTGGCTATGGCTCTCAGGTTATTGGTGACCCTGATGCAAACAATCCATCTAACCAAATGAATGACCAGAGCAGGAATGACGAAGAAAGCTCACAGAAATTTAGAATGATTCTCTCAGAAATGAAAACTGAGAGTGGAGAGGCTAAATATACAGCCAAAGAAATTGATGTAATGGCTGCTGAAGCAGGATATTAGTGATGATGGAACATTGGGGATGCTACAACACAGTCAATAAGAGATGGATGATTAACAAGCGTGGTGAGGTTTCTTATTTTCCTACACGAGAAATAGCTGAAGCAAACATCAAATCCATGACGTTTAAAAGTCACTATGTTGCAATGCTGTTTTCTGGAAACGAAAAAAAGCTAGACCTATAATGGCTAACAACAGCACAGATGCAGAGCGTCAGGCACAGGCAGATAAAGAGCTTGCCTTAAAGGTAACGCTTGAGAAGCCCCTTGAGAGAGAGTTAAACGCTTTCTTCTCTCAGATAGCCGCTGACCTTAGAATACAGTATGCAGCCACAGGAACCGCTATCAGTGCATCTAGCTACGAGCCACAGCTTGACGCTATCATTCTGACGAACAATATAAACACCAGTAGACGATTCTCTGACACGCTATCCAGCACAGCGGTATCAGACAAGACTACAGAAGTTGCTATAGCGATTGCTGCGATAGCTGCATTTAGAGGTGTTACGACAGAACAACATTTGCTTAACATACAGAACGAAGTAAACAATGATTCTCGCGCAATTTTGCGCAAAGAGGCTGCTGTTTCTGCACGAGAAGTCACAGAGACAATTCAAAAAGATGTTGATTCAGCTATTGCAAAATCTCAAGTTGACGAAGATTTAGATAGGGGCGAAAGAGCAAAAAAATCTTCTGACGATTTTAAGAAGCGAAGCGTATCTCGTGCTGCAACAATAGCAACAACTGAAACTCAGGGTGCCGCAGAAGGCACTAAGGATATTGAGAGACAGGTGTTTATGCGTGAGAACAATGCTCTGGCTGCAACTTTGGCTGGAGTAGAACCTATTAAGCTGCAAAAATGGTGGATGACTAGAGGTGACAGCAAAGTAAGACCAGAACACGTTGCGGCAGATGGTCAACAAGCAGTCGATGGATACTTCTCTGTCGGTGGTGAATTATTAAGGTATCCAAAAGACCCAAATGGCTCTCCGAGCAATGTAATAAATTGTCGGTGTTCGGCAATAGATGAACTGTCGTAAGCATGACAGTTGCTAAGATGGCTTAATAAAGGAATAATCAGTAGAGCTATGGATGCTCATAGACTTAACGGAATTTAATATGGAACTTGAATATCAGTCTTACGACCTAGAGCTAAAAGACATTTCTCAGGTTGATAGAGCTAACTATTCGTTTGAAGGATTTGCCAGCACATTTGGCAACACGGATAGAGTGCAGGACATTGTGGAAAAAGGTGCTTTCGTAGAGTCTATTGAAAACATGACTCCGACCATCTTGTTCATGCACGACCCAGAACAGCCAGTAGGAATGCCTACTGAGCTTAAAGAGACAGATGAAGGTCTGTATATAAAAGCTAAAATGCCGCGCAATGACGCTTTGGTGCGCGACAGGATAGTTCCGCAGATGAAAATTGGCAGCATTGCTAAGATGAGCATAGGCTTCCGAATTGCAGAACAAGGCTTTTATATTGATGACGAAGGAATACGTCATATAACCAAAGCTGACTTGCGTGAAATATCGCTGGTGACAACAAATTTTGAGGCTAATGACATGGCTGATGTTATGTCCATTAAGTCAAAGGTTGGAGAAATAAGCTCCGACAAACTAAAAGCAATGACTGCTCGTGAATTGGAAAAGTGTCTGAGGGAATCAGGCTTATTTTCAAAGAGCGCAGCGGTTACTGTAGCAAGTCATCATCAGAGGGATTCTGAGGATGTCACTAAGAACGATGATGCCGAGCAGTTTGGGTATCTAATTGACAGGGTTCGCACTGCGAACTTAAACATTAAACTCTCTGAAGCAAAGAAAGGAACATAGAAATGTCTGAAGAAATGAAAACCTTAGCAACAGCAGTCGAAGAAATGACTAGCAATGTTGTTAAAGCACAGGAGCGTCAAGACGCTCTTGAAGCAAAAGGTGACGCACGAAGCGCATCACTTGATACAGAGCTTAAATCACTTAAAGAAGCTGCTGTTGCATCTGCTGCTGCCGCTGAAAAAGTTGAAAGCAAACTTGCAGCTAGTGAAAAGACTGTTGCTGAAGTTGAAAAGCAGCTTGCTCGATTCTCTGAGAAATCAGACGGTGCGCAGTTTGACGAAGCTAAACAGGCTGCTACTGAAGCTGTTATCGGCTACATCAAGAACCCATCACAGGGTTTCTCTGACGAGGCTAAAGGCATGATGGCTGACCTAGCTATCAAATCTGAGTTCGGTCATCTTAACGATGCTGGCAAAGAAGAAATCCGCAAGACTTTGATTGCTGGTTCTAATGCTGACGGTGGATTCTTTATCTCTCCTGAGAAATCAACTACACGCATCCAGCGTATCTTTGAAAGCTCACCAATGCGTCAGCTTGCTAGTCAGACTACTATTGCTAGTGACCAGCTTGATTTCATCATTGATGACAACGAAAGCAGCACTGGTGGATGGGTTGGTGAACTTGAAACTCGTGATGATACGGCTACTCCTAAAGTTGGTGAACTGTCTATCGTTACTCACGAGCAGTTTGCAATGCCTGTCGCTACTCAGAAAATGCTGAACACTGCTGGTTTTGACATCGAAGCATGGGTTAACGGCAAGACACAAGCTAAAATGATTCGCACAGAAAACACTGCATTCATCTCTGGCGATGGCAGCAAGAAACCTATGGGTATCTTGAGCTATCCTGCTTGGGCTGTTGAAGGTGCTTATGAGCGCGGCAAAGTTGAGCAGTATAACTCTGGTGCTAACGGTGCGCCTACTGGTGATGCTCTGAAGGAGCTTCAAAATCTGCTTATTGAAGAATATCAGCCTAACGCAACTTGGTTGATGAAACGTGCCACTTGGTCACAAATCATCACGCTGAAAGACCTTGATGGTCGTTATCTTCTAAATCAGTATGAGTTGTCTGGACTTTCTGCTCGTGACGGTTTGACTCTGTTGGGCGCACCAGTGCGTTTTGCTAATGATATGCCAGCAGCGGCTACTGGTTCTTTGTCTATCGCTTATGGTGACTTTGCTGAAGGCTACAACATTGTAGACCAAGCTGGTTTCCGCTTGATTCGTGATAATGTTACTACTAAGGGTAAGGTCAAGTATTATGTGACTAAGTACACTGGTGGTGATGTTACTTCTTACGAAGCATTCAAGTTGATGAAGTTCTCTGCCTAAGTGCTAAAAATGGGTACGTCAGGTTAATCTCTGGCGTACCCACATTGAAATTTAAAGGAAAAAGAAAATGGCTGTTAAAGAAATCCAAAGTACAGTTAAGATGGTAAATGCTGCTTATGAGGCTATTACTTCTGACACTGACACAACTACAACTGGAATCGACACCGCTGGTTACGATTTGGGTGTTTCATTTGCTTTTCGTGCTGCAACATACACAGACGGAACTTACGTTATAGCTTTTGAAGAAGCTGACGACAATGCTACTTGGACTGCTGTTCCAAGTGCATATATTGTTGGTGATGCTTCAAACTCTATCTCTGCTGTCTCTGTAGTAAATGACGAAGATGCAACTTTCGGAATCATCTCTGCAAAGCGTTACCTGCGGGCTAAGATTACATCTACCGCAACAACTTCTGGTGCTGTAATCATCGGTACAGTTGCTCTAGGTGGTGAGTTAAAGCCTGTTTAATCAGGTTATAGGTTGGGGTAGGTGGCATCTGCTTAGGCGGGTGTCATCTATCGCATCTTTTGTAAAGGAACTGCAATGAAATCATTTAAAATTGATATAAAAGAAGCTGGCACCTTTGCTTCTTCAGTACCAAGTAGAAAGCACATTCATGTAGCAGAGGGTGTTCAAGACGTTCCAGAAGATTATGTTGATAGCATTGTTGCTTCTGGTTGCGGCTCATTATTCGTTGAAAAAGAATCTGTAGCAGATAAGACTCCTGCTCCAAAGAAAAAGAAAGTTAAGAAAAAGGCTAAGAAGTCATACGATTTAGGCGAAATTTAAAATGCCTATTGCTCCGACAAACACAAGAAGCTACACCTACAAAGTGACTGTTCCTCCAGCGGCTCTGGCTGTGCCTCTTGCAGATGTTAAGCTGTGGCTGAAGATTACTGGAACGGCAAGCGACTCTCTGTTAACATTGATGATAGAATCTGCAACTGATTACGCTGAAGAAGCTACTGGTCGCTGGTTCATTACAAGAACTGCTGAAACATATCGTGAGTTGTTTCCATCTTACTTTAACCACGAGGGTTACTATCGTGACCTTCCGGCAATAGAGATAAGACGCTCTCCTTTGCAGACCGTAGATTCAATTACATATCTTGATGATAGTGCTGAAACAACGGTAACGGCTTCAGATTACTACAATACGCTTGAGTCTGACTTTAGCCACATTGTAGCAACAGAAGGTGGCAACGGCTTTCCTAGCCTAGATGAAGCTAGGATGCAGAATATTACAGTAACATTTAAAGCTGGTTATGGTGATGCTAGTTCAGATGTTCCAGCTTGGGCAAGAACCGCAATAGCTAGTCATGTGATGGCTATGTGGGCAAATCGTGGTGACTGTGTTTGCGGTGACGGTGGTGGCGAGTTCCTTCCGGCGCAAGCAAGGTCAACTTACAGACAACATAAGATAATAAACTTTTAAGGAACAGGCATGGCTATTAAATTTTTTGACGCAGACCAGACTGGCAATGCTTCAGCAACAATGCAAATGAACCGAGGCGGCAACATCCGAAGCAGGGTTGTTCGACTTGTAGGTACTGCGCTTGATGGAGCAACAGTTAGCATTTCTGTGTCTGAGCAAGGAATGTCTTATGCTGCTGTGGTTGTTCACACCTTTACATCTTTGAGCAACGAACCAAAGATAATCACACTATCAAGTGATTATGAAGTTACAGCGACCATAGCTGGCTCTAGCGGCTCTGGAGATATAAACGTAACTCTGAGCGAGTAAAAATATGCTACTCCTCCGTGACGTTATCAGCGACACTATATCAAATGTTATCAATGCCGTTGTTGGTGGTGAAGAAGTTGATTTGGAGCAGCAGTCAGGCATTGTTCTTGATTACGCTGACCTTGACGCTTCCCAAGTTCAGCAGATAGGCACCCCGTTTGTTAAGCAGCTTTCCCATCCTTCACTTTATGGGAAAAGTATTGCCATGTCTGCCAAAGCCACCAACAATGCTAACGCTGGAATAAGAATAAACTTTGCTTCACCTTTGTCAGTCACATCAAACGATGTGATTACTCTGTGGTTTTGGCAGGAATGGTCAAGCGGTTCAGCAAGTGATGATGATGACTATCCTACGTTTTCTGGTGAAACTCAGGTCTACGTTGTTGTTAAATCTCCAAATAACGATGTTGCAAATTATATTTGTCCTATGCCGTGGGGTCGTATGCGCGGCTGGACTCCTGTGCAGATAGATTTATCTGCTGCAAGCTCACCTACTGCACGAGGAATAATGAATACTCCTGTTGCGGGTGGTGCTGATGATGATTTTCTTACTTCCGGCATAGAAAGCATATATATGCAATGCCGAGACTTTGATGATGATTACCATGAGCTTACAACACCAATGGTTTATGGTGGCATGGTTCTTAATCAAAAACATAACGCATTCTTTATGCCTTACTTTGACGATGGCTATCGGTACATCATTGACGCTGAAGATGGTGAAACAATAACTGAAAACTCACTTGAGTTAATGAATAGGCTTGGTCAGCGAGGAACTTGCGGAATAATAGCTAACAGGATACTTAGTTCAAGCTACCACTACATGACACCAGCAGACATTCATCAGCTTTATGAGGCTGGATGGGATATTGGCGTACATAGTGGTTACTATTGGGGCTACAGAAGCGATGGTGTTAGGGATATAAAGCAAACTTATTATCGTTTAACATCATCAGGAACAACAGCTACATTACAAACTTTAGGCACATGGATGCGGAACCCTGTTGCTGACGGAGCGCAAATAGTCGTTAACTCTGCTGATGTAAGTCAGTATGTGGGGACATTTACAGCTACTTGGGTTGATTACAATACTGTTACGTTCACCATTCCTGATGCTGGAGATGTTGCAGCAAGCACTTTTGATATAGATGCCTCGTGGGGCAAGGTTGCTTGGGGTACGCAAGACGAGCGAGAGAGCGCAAAGGCTTCTGTTAAGGCTGACATTCAATACAATCTTGAGTTTTTACAAAATCCTTACGATAAGCTAACGGATGCTGGTTTTACTGGCATTGATTACCTTATCGGTGTTGACTGGACAGATGGAAACCCATCTGCGGTTCTTCCTGCTAACGCTTGGAGAACAAGCACATCTGATTGGGCTTATCAGCTACAAGCTGCCCTAGACGAGCTTGGAATTAACTCAGCTAGAAGCTCAAACCCAATAATGGAAAACAGCAAAACATATCCAGTTGGAGAGGGTTATGACCATTATCCAACAGACTTCTTTGTTGCGGGTGCGGTTATTGAAAATGATTTTTGGTTGAGCGAAGGTGCCAGTGATTACAACATAGACCCTGCTACTGGACTTGGGGTGGATTCAACCGTGGATATGGTGGTCGGAACAGTAATACCTGCCACAGTGCGGCAGGGCGCGACATTCTCACCTATGATACACAGAATAACTGATGACCCTACTACCACAGGCAGTACGATGTATAACCGTAAAGATTGGGCTGCTGTTTGTGAAACAGCATACTCAAGCGGTCTTACCAGCATAACTGCTACAGAATACGCAGTTGCACAACGAGAAGCTGGAGATGAGGGAGTAGCCTTTAAAGGCACCGAGCATCTGACAGGTCTTACAAATATTGAGAGAACAGCCATAGATAACTTTAGGCGCAGACTTCAGCGCATGGGTTATTGGGGTTCACTTAAAGGCTTGTGGATTCCTGCGCTCTCAGGTGACAACGCAAAGACAAACATGATAACAGGAGTTAACTTGGTTGAAGGTGGTCAAGGTACACCACCAACAATAACATGGGGTTCTGGTGGGGTTTCTTTTGTGGAGGGCGATTGGACTAATAGGTCTTGGCTTGTTTCAGATATAAGCATGAGTGATGTGGACAACTACTCATTCGGTTGCTATGTAAAATCGTTTACGCAACAATCTGCCGCCGCTATTGCAGGAATCATGGGTGCTTTTGAAAGCTATCCTAATGATAGATACTGCATTGAAATGTGGAAGTCTGCTGGTCTTGGGTATTACCACGGAGGCGGTAGCGATTTTCCTGATGCAACTTATGTTGACATTCCAGATGGCACTTTGGTTTCAGCAAGACGAAGAAACGGCTCAAGTACCAATACAGATTCAAGCCGTGGCAACATAACAACGAGCATTGATATAGCAACAGAAGCAAACACTGCTGCATTTTATTTTAATAATTGTGGAGCTAGTTTTGACTTTGGCACTAGCTGGACTGGCTCTGTTTTTTATATAGGTGAAGGTGTTGCACACAACCAAATCTTAATGGATTCAGCAATCAAAAAACTTATGTCTGATTTGGGCTATTGATATGAAATGCGAAACAGTAACCATCAAGAAGCGTAAAGTATGTGCTGGTGACATGAACCAGATTATTACGTTAAAAACTCGCGCAATGACTGGCGACTTTGATGACGTTGACTTTCTTGAGCTTTTTACAAACGATGGCGATGTGTGGGCAGCTATCCAGACAACATCTAGCGGTGAAGTTATTTTTGACTCAGTTGGCACTGAGACTCTGGTTACTCATAAAATATACATAAATTATATTGAAGGATTGACCAAAGAGGTCTGGATTGAGTTCGGCGGCAACAACTACGACATTCTCTCTGTTGAGAACCTAGACGAGCGCAACGAGTTTATGAAACTTAACTGCGTAATCAGAGGTAACACAAGTTACGAAGCTACATTCGCATGAGCCTTGTAGCTATAAGGGCTGACCATAATGCAAAGGAAATGCAAATTAGGATTAGTCGTTTGGAGCAGCAGTCGAAACGCGCATTAAGGCATGGTTTCTTTGGTCTTGGTAAAGATTTGGTTAATACAAGCCGAGAGCTTATACTTAACCCTCCTAAGACTGGTAGGTGGTACAGGGTAGCCGGAAGGAAGCGAAGGCACAGAGCTTCTAAGGCTGGTTCTGGTCAAGCTCCAGCTAACATGACAGGCAGACTGAGAAGCAGCATAGATTACAAGGTGCAAGGCTCTTATAGGATGGAGTTTGGCAGTAATCCTGCTAAAAATGGCAACACCGCTAAGACAAGTAAGTATGCTAAAGTGCTTGAAAATGGCAACGGAAGGATAGCTAGACGACCTTATCTTGAGCCTTCAATCAAAAAGAATGCGCGTAACGGCAGGAAGCACTTTGAGCGCGAACTAAGAAAGGCACTGAGCAAATGAGAATAGATGACATCGTAGAGCAGCTTAGGGCTGTGGTGCCTGAGAACACAGACTTGTTTAGCGCCACGACTGACTGCGCTCTTACTAACGCATCCGGTACAGTTACGGTTGATACATCTCCTGCTGTTCATGGCTTGCTTGTGGGCGACAAGTTTTCTATATCTGGTGCTTTGGCACCTTATGCTGTTCAATCTCTGACCCTGACTTCTGGAACGGTTGTAGGTGTCACGACTTCTGACCATGACCTTACCGAAGGCTGGCAGGAGACTATATCAATTCAAGGTGCTACTGAGAGCGAGTATAACGGAACATTTACTCTTAGCAGGGTTCCTAACCGAAGGACTTTTGAGTACGAGATAACAACAACTCCTTCAAGCCCTGCTACTGGCACGATAGAGATGATTGACCCATTCTCAAGCTCATACACAGGAGTCCACACAGTAGCCGCTGTAGCTTCCACTACGGCTTTTTCTTACGCAATTAGTGCTGACCCACAGAGTCCAGCGTTAGGCTCTCCAAAGCTAAACACGGCTCCTAGAATCAGTGGTGCAATTAACGAGGAAAGGGTTAGAGCTTCATATACGCAGCAAGCGAACAATAACTACTGGCTTTTAGTGACCGCTGGTGAAACCACAACCAGCAGAAACAGGGCTATTGAGTCTGATGCTGTTGACACCTTGAGCGTGGCAGACCTTATGCGTGTGCGTCAAACTGAGACTATATCTATATTTTGCTTGGCTCCGGCTAGGTCTACGATTGCGGCACGAGAGGTCATAGACAAGATAGATAGCGAGGTTAAACCAGCCATTATAAAGGCACTTCTTGGGTATAAACCGAAAACGGTGTATTATGATAATAATTGGTGTATGCTTGTACCATCTGGCGATGGATTCTCGGATTATGATACAGCGACTTATGTGCATCGTTTTGATTTTGAGCGAGTTATAGATTTAGTCTCTCAAGACGGAGTTAGCCCCTCACCGACAAAAGCGTGGCGAGACACACAGTTAAGCTGGCTAAACGATTATAAAGTCTCAGTGACACAAGCTGAGATAGACATGGATGACGAACCATTATGATTAAAATAAAGGTCAACAAGTATCTAGGCACACATAATGCTGGTGATATTGTTACATTAGAAAAGGTAACACCATTCTGGCGCAGACGATTAAATGACGCTGCGATAGACAACAACTGCGAAATTTTATCAACTAAATCTACGAAATCTACAAAGAAAGCAAAGTCTGGAGATAAGAAATAATGTCTGGTTCAAGCATAGTAAGTCAGCCTAGAGTTACGATTGGCATCGAAGGTGCGCAAGAGAATATCGGTAACTCAGCACAACAAATTTTAATTGTTGGCGCATACAATCCAGCTAACGGTACAGCTACCGCTGCTGCATTAACACAGAATGTACCGAATAACGATGCTGCAATTAACGCACTCTTTGGTGCTAAGTCACACATTGCATCTGTAGCTCGTAACTTGCGCAAGATGAACGGCATTAACAAGGTTGACGCTATTGCGATTGACTCTACTGCTCTGACTACAGCATCTACTGCGACTGTTACTGTATCTGGTACGGCTACTGCAAGCGGCAGCTTTGACTTGATTGTAGGCTCTTACAAAGACCACAAGATGACCATTGACGTAGCATCTGGAGCTACAGCCACAGTAATTGGTGATGCTATTGATACAGCTATTGCTGCTGATGCCAGCCTTCAAGCAACCTCATCTAACTCAAGCGGCACAGTAACTCTTACTGCTTCTGACAAAGGTTTGACTGGTGATGTTATTCCAGTTGAGATAGTAGGTGGCTCAAGCGTAGCGGGTGTAACTGCTGTCGTTACTGCCGGATTCTCTAGCGGTGCTGGTGACTTGGCAACGTCTAGTCTATTTGATGTTATCGGCAACGAGCGTTACCAGACTGTTGTTTATCCTTCTACATCAGACGTTAGTATCCTTACAGACCTTCTTGATGCGAGATGGAACTCTGACAATATCGTTCTTGACGGTGTTGGCATTGTGGGTTCAGTTGGCACTTACTCTCAGGTTTTAGCAGTAGGTACTGCTCAAAACTCTCAGAGCTTAATGGTTATTGGTTCTAAGTCTGTCGCTACTAACGCTCTGCGCGGCTCAAGCATGGTTGAGTTTCTTGACAATGTATCTGCTCAGTTTGCTGGTGCTAGAGCAAGACGCTTGACTGACGGTGCGCTAATATCTGATTTGGTAGTTGGCTCTGCTGCTCTTGATGCCTTTGGTGGTTCAGCACTGGCTTCTCGACCTATATTCAACACTCCTTTTAACTATCTTCCGCTTATCGGAATTGGTCTTGGATGGAGCGACAGCGAAGTAGAGTTATTGCTTGCTAAGGGAATAAGCATTTTAGGTTCTAACCGCACTCGCACAGGTGCGATTGCTGGCGAGATTGTAACAACCTACAAGACGGATGCTGCTGGTAATGCAGATGAGAGCTTCAACTTCTTGAACAAGGTTGATACCTCTAGCCAGTGCCGTGAATACTTCCACAACAACATTAAGAAAGCCTACGCTCAGACTCGTCTGACCACAGGTTCTTTGGTGTCTGGTCGCCCGATGGCTAACGAAGCAAGCATCAGAGGCTACTTGATGAGCCTTTATGCAGACCTTAGCGGTAGCGACTATGCTTTAACTGTTGCTGGAGCAGCGGCTCAAAAGGTGTTTGCAGACAACATGACTGTTACAATAGATATGAGTCAAGGAAAAGTGACAGTAGTATTTGCGAAGGTGCCTTTGGTATCTCAATTCCGTGAGTTCTTAGGCTCATTCCGTGTAGCATTTGACGTATAGGATTATTAAAAAATGTCAGCATTAAACATCGTACAAATAACAGTCAACAATGAGCCAGTGGGCATTAAGCCTAACAGCTTTAAGTTTAAGGCTGGTGTAGGCGACAGAACGGTTCGCACAAAGATGTCAGGTAACAACATTGATACTGTTGTTAGCACAGACGTTGAGACTTCAAAAGCAATGTGTAGCTTTACGCTAATCACTGAAGGAAACACAGCGGCTACAGTTATCCAATGGCAAGACAACTTGGATGCAAACGTGGTTGTTGGTCAGGATTCCGTTACTGGCAAAACGTACACATTTAACAAAGCTATTATCATCTCTGACCCTGAGTTTGGTACTGGCGTGGATGGTGAGACAGAAGTAGAGTTTGAGTCAAGCCGAGTAGCACAAGCATAGTAAATTAACAACAAGAGGTTCACCCCAACATGAATAACTCTAGCGTAGAATTTTATCTCAAGACACCTATTAGCATTGCTAAAGGTGGAGAAACAACAGAAGTATCACTGCTTGAATTGTCAGCACCGTCATCAAAGGTACGGACTCAGGCAGCAAAGTTAAAGCAACTTGTTATGCGCTCTATAAGCGAAGTCAATGATAATGTCAGTGACGAGCAAAGAGAGGCTGCGGAACCAGAAGCAGAGAAAGAGATGAGTGCAGATGAATCAGGAGAGGCTTTGTTAGCCGTTCTTGGTGTATCTAAGTCTGTAGACATGGAAGTTGCGCATGAAGTATTTGCAGAGCTTATCAAGAAAGAAGGTATCTGCATGGTAGATGGTGATGTTAAGATGACTTCACCTCTTTACGACAAGCTGAACTTTGATGATTGTGAGCGTCTGCTAGGGTTTTACATATCAAGTTTTTTGCTATAATCCCTAGCACAGACAGCGAGTGGTCTAGGGTTGATAAGAACATATACAACTTAGCGGTATTCTATGAAGGAACACCAATAAGTGAGTTTAAGTCAATGCCTTTAAACGAGTTAAACGAGGCGGCAGAACACGCTAATAGAATAGGTGCTGAACGAGAACGTCAAATAAAGAGAAAATAGCATGGCATTTTCAGTTGGTTATATTATAAAAGCGGTTGACAAGTTCTCTCCTGTTGCGAAAAAGATTTCTCGTGCTAACCGCAAGATGGCTATCTCTCTGAAGAAAGCCTCAAGAAGTGCCAAGAAGTTCGGACAAAGCCTAGACATTACGCGCAAGAAGATGCGTAAGTTTGGTATGCAAGGTGCGCGTTACGCTCGTAACGCTGCACTAACTCTTGGTCTGCCCTTCATAGCTTTGTCAGCAGCATCCATCAAAGCTGCCTCCGACATGGAGGTAATCTACGGCAAATTCGACAGAACCTTTGAGGGGCTTAAAGGTGCCGAAGGATACGCCAAAAGGTTCGCTTCTGAGTTTGGAACCGCTGAATCAACAGCTAAAAGAATCATAGGTAACTCCGGTGACTTGCTAGTAGGTATTGGCTTTGGTGCTGGTACTGCTATGGGCTTGTCGGACAGGGTGGCTCGACTGTCTGCTGACTTGTTCGCAGCTAATGCTGAGATGACAGACATGGCTGATGCCGCGCATAGGCTCAAGTCTGGTCTGCTTGGCGAGACTGAGGGCATGAAAGCTCTTGGTATCACAATCAATCAAGGCTCAAAGGAATACAAGAGA